AAGGGTGATGATCCTGATATGGTTGAGATAATGAAGGAAGAGGAGCAGTGGACATATGATATGTTTGATAAGTGTGTTAATGAAGAGAAGAAGTGGGCAGAGTATCTATTTAAAGATGGATCCATGATTGGTCTTAATGATAAACTTCTACAACAGTATGTTGAGTTTATTGCTAATAAGAGACTAAGAGGTATTGGATTGAAACCATTATATGATATTCCTCAAAAGAATAATCCATTACCTTGGACAGAGCATTGGATTAGTTCTAAAGGACTTCAAGTAGCACCACAAGAAACTGAAGTTGAATCTTACATTGTAGGGGGTATTAAGCAAGATGTTAAAAAAGACACCTTCGCAGGATTTAAACTCTGATGAAGAGTTCAGAAGGATTTGGATGGAGATGGATCGTATAGAACCTCTTACTCCAAATCCTATTTGGCATCCTGATAATTATAAAAAAGTGGATGAATAAATACTAAGATATAGTGTCTGGGAACCAGATGAAATCTTTTAGTCAGTTTAATAATTTAATAGAGGCACGAGGCGAAGAAGTAATACCTAGTAATGTGGAGAAAGGTGAGAGGCTTCTTAAAAAAATATCAAAAAAATTAAAACAAACAGTTCCTACAAAAGATGCAGATCCTTGGGATAATCCAAATTTTGCTGAGATAGAAAGAGATGCTCGTGGAAAGAAGGGAGAAGAGATAAGAAAGACTGTTGAAAAATCGTCAAAAAATATTGATAAAGGTCAGAATGATTTATTAAATAAAGTTAATGATAAGTCTGGAAATAGACCACCTGATGTTAAAAAAGGTGAGCTTGGTAGATTATATAAAACGGGAACTGATGAATATGGATCTAGACAAGGATCTACAAGAACTAATGCTAAGATAAATCAAGAATTACAATCAAAGAGAACAGCACGTATAAATCCCACAACAGGTAAAGCAACACAGAAGGGTGTTGAAAATTTTGCTATAAACAAACTAACTAAGGGTCTTAGTACTAAAGGTGTTACTGGAAGAGAACAACTTGATAATGCTAGGAAACTTGCAAGTAATCCTAATAGTGCTGCATATAAAGATATTGAGAATAAGATAAACACTAGTGATTATGCTGGTAAGAGAGCAAGTCTAGCAACTACTAAAGAACTTGATAAGATTAAAACTGAAATAAAAACTTCAAAGACTATTGATGCAAAGGTTGATACTGGTAAAACTTCTATAGCACCAACTAATATTAAAACAAAAACAAATAAGACCTCACTTAATACATCAACAAGGAGGGGTAGAATCACACCGTTATTGGGTAAGACTACTACACCTACTACTACAAATATACCAATAGATACTAAGGCAGATGAACTTTTAGATAATATAAAGAATAGACCCGAAACCAAAACATTGAATAAGGAAATGGGTCAAAAACAAATCCTAGATAAGATAAATCAACAAGATAAAAATATTCTTAAACCAACAAAGAAAGGAACTTTGGGTGGATTTAAAACTAATCGTGGTGGATTGGTAACTGTAAATACTAGAGTTCAATCTAGCACACCTACACCTACAAATTCTAAAGTTACTTTTGGAGATTTCAAAAATAAAATTGCCTCAAAAGTTCCAGTTACTACCTCTAAAACAAATTTACTTAGTAAAGTTAAGGGTGCTAAATTCTATCCTTATGCTAGAGGTTTATCTGGTTTAGGGCAGAAAACTTTAGGTGTTCTAGGTGCTGGTCTTCAATATAAGGGTAATTATGATGCAGCAAAAGGTAGTAATCTTAGAAAACATGTTAAAGCTGCAACTCAGACTGCATCATCAATTGCAGGATTTACTGGCGGTGCTGCTATAGGAACTGGACTTGGATCGTTTACAGGACCAGGTGCATTTGTAACTGGAACTGTTAGTGGACTTGCTACAAGTGATCTAACACATAAAGCTTCAGGTAAGTTATTTGATAAGATTTGGAAACCACCTACCACTAACACTAAGACTAAGGAGACTAAGGTTAACGATAAGAAAATACTCACTCCTCCAGTTGGTAATAGTAATAATAAAAGAGGTGGAAGAGTTGGTGGTGTGCATAGGGGAATTAGTATATAATAGAGAATAATCATTAACCATAAATACTAGCAGCAGAATAGTATTTGTAGAAATGTCGTACAAGAAAATTGAAGATATAAATTATCTTTATGAAAATATAGATCAATCTATTCCTAAGGAAGTTGAAGATTGTGTATCTTTGATTGTAGAAACATTAAGTTCTAGTGGATATTCTCAACGTGCTATTGAATGTTTTATAGAAACATCTGATGAAGTTACTATATCAAATTTATTGAATGAAAAGGTAAAACTAAGTGGAGATGTAGTAAAGCAAGGACCTAGAGTAATTCAAGCATTAAAATCCTTTTTTAAAAATAGAAAACTTGGTAACGCTGTTAATAAAACTACAGAAGTTATTAAAAATAATCCTGTAAAGAGTGCTGCTGCTGTTACAACTAGTTCACTTGTAGGAAGTGCTGCTTTAAGTGATAAGGATGAAAAGGATGATGAAAAGGATAAGTCAGGTAGTACATTTAGAGCACCTGGTATAGATAAAGCGGAAAAAGTAAGAACTAGTGGCAATGAAGTTACTAATTTTGTAGCTGGTAATAAAGAAAAAGTAGATGATGCTGGCAATCAATCTGAATTTGCAGCTAGGAAGTCTAAAACCAATAATACAAGCATTCACACAAAAACTGATGAGAAGGATGAGAAGAAGGATAAGACAGAATATGGTGGAATAGGTACTAAGACTGTTTATAATAAGGATGGAACTAAGACTGTTACTAAGGGTCATAGTAGTGAACTAGGGATAGATAGTTTTGGTGGACAAAAAGCTTCATCTGAGGCAGGTAAGAACTTACTTGATGATACTCCAGGATCAACAACTTCAGGAACTAAAGAACAGCAAGCTCATCATCAACAGAAGGTGATTGATCAGTTCAAAAAAGAACAGGAAGCTAAAAGGCAGAAAGAAGCTAGTGATGATGAAAAGGGTGTTGGTGAGTGGGGTAAGAATGAAGATGGGACTAATAGAGAACAACCAAAGGCTAGTACTCAAATAGCTACTTATCAGAAAGGACGTCCATCACCTGCAACATTCAAAACTAATCAAAGACAAACTAGAGAATTAGTTAAGAATCAATCAAAAGAAGTATATCCTTCTATTACTAATAAAGATCTTAATCAGTTTAGTAGATCTAAGACATATACTGCTGATGATGGTAAAACTCAGGTTAAAAGATCAACCGTATTTACTAAGCATTATGAAACAGGTAAACCACTTGGCGTAATGACTGGTAGTCAGCGTAAAGCATATGATATAGCAGCCGCTAAGTTTAAGGCAAATCAAAATAATCCTTCAGTAGATTCATCAAAATCTACAGCAGTTTCTGATAAAACAACTTCATTTGCAGATAATAAGAATAAAGCTACTTTCCAAAGAAGAGATGCGAAACTACTAGATAAAGGATTAAAGCCACCCAGGTATGAGAAAGATAGTCCTACATACACAACTAAGTTAGGTGCTTTCTTAAACAATAAGAAGAAGGGTGATCTTAAGAAATCAAATAATAATACAATTACAAAAATAGATCATAATTTTGAAGAGTATGATGCCAAAGGTGAAGTATTTGATGAAAATCGTATGGCATCACATACTGCTGGTATGTCTGATGCACAAAAGGATGCTGCAACATCTTCTGTAAGTAGAAGTACTGCAGATAAGATGGGTAGAAGAAGTGATGAAGCTGCTTTTAAAGGTAGGAAAAAGAAAACTTCTGCTAGATATTCTTCCACTGGTGGTAAGAAAAGAAAGAACACAACTGGTAGAGGGCAACCAGAACAGTATCGTAAGTCTGCTGATGATGATAAGAATGAAGCTAGGTTCCCTTATGGACGTTCAAATATCGTTCAAGGTAAGGGATCTATTAAAGATTTGAAAAAAGAAGACTTTGATGCTTTTGATATCGTTCTAGGATATCTTTCAGAATCTGGACAAGTTGATTCTATGGATGAAGCACTATACATTATGATGGAAATGGATGCTGCGACCATTCAAGGTATTGTAAAAGATTTTGAAAATCTTTATGAGGAAGCTGCTGACAAAGAAAAAGATGATCGCCTTGTTAAGTATGGAATAGGACATGATGGATCAGACAGAAATGCTGGTTCAGGTGGTAGATCCGATTCTAAGAAACCAAAAGGAAAAACCAATCTTCAGAAAGAAACTGAGAAGAAGCACGGGAAGGGTAAATCCCCACTTGAAGTTGCAAAGGCAGAGATTGAAGCCAAGTATGGTAAAGGTGCTATTGCCCCAAAGAAAAAGAAATCCTAACGAGTAACTGATTTCTTAACTAAAGCCACACCTTCCACAACTCTTGTTGTGGTTCCAGTTGGGCTATTTAATAATAGGTCGTAAAAATATTTGCCTGGTTTTAAAGTAGAGGTTACACTTTCTAACATCTCTATTGAAAGTCTTCCAGTATTCCTATCACTTGCAAAGGATATTGCAAAATCTGCTGTCTTTGTAGAAGATTCAAATCTTTTTAATTGAGCACAACCAGTGTAATCGTTTAGATTCATTACACTATTTGATTGGGTATCTTCCAATACAAAGGTTTGTGCAAAATCTGTTCCAGTATATATTGTTATGTTTGATGTAAAAACTGCGTCCATTTTGTTAATCCAGTGCTGTTAGGAATGGTTGAATCCAATCTTCTTGATTGTTTGTTACGCTAATAACTGTTATATTCCTTTCGTTTAACTTTGCAATAAAGGCATCGTAAGATGCTTGAACTGATCCAGTTCCACCATCTATAAACAAAGCAATTTTAGATCCATTAGGTAAACTATCTATATCGCATATACTATACCAATCACTATCAGAACCTATTTGAACTGGTCCAAATGTTTTACCAGTAGCAGTTTGACCTGTGTTAACAGATGTATCAATAATTGATACTTCTTCTGATGTTGCTAATAAGGTTCCTGTGCTAGATCCACTTCTTATTTCTATTTGAAATATTTCAATTTCTTCTGTAGATCTATCTCCCACAATAGTTCTGGAGATAGAACCAATACCATTAGTATTAATACCTATAGAACCAGTTACATTTCCATCTGTAAAATCTGCAGTGGAAATTAATCCTTTTACTTGTTCTGTTGAGTAATATAAAGTACCTGAAGTACCAATACCTATTGCGTCAGTAGTTACTGTAAAACTTACTGTACCTCTTTCATTTACAGATGTTGAAGATTGTGTTATTTGTGTTGCCATATTAAATTAGAGGTGGAGTATTTACAATACTTTCTGAAAGAAAGTTGTCTGGACAATCTAGATCATCATAATTTGTATTAGTTACACTTACACCAAAACCAGTTGAGGTTTTTTGTAAAAGATAGAATATTCTATTTGGATAAGTTCCTCTAAAGGAATACCATTTATCTGATAATGTACTAACTCCAACATTAGAATCTGGGATAACAGCAATACATGTTCTTTGAGCACTATTTGGTAATGAAAAGTCACATCCAGTTGAAATACCTGCTCGTACTAATACACTACCTTCTAAAACAATTTCCTTTTTTCCACCAGGTTTAGTTACAAGAACATCATATACATAACGACCTTGTTTTAAATTTGATGTAGTCCAACTTGGAATTGATAAGTTTATCTTTCCAAATGCTCTATTGGGAAATCCAACAGTAAAACTAATCGCACTTGAACTATCAGGGTGCTTTCTTATTTGTGCCTTGGCAGTATAATTGGTTAGATTTATGGTATTTCCACCAGTTTCAATTAGGTCAAAGTCCTGTTCAAAATCTTCACCACTATTAACTGTAAGATTATTTACATATACAACTGCCATGTTCTAGTGAATATCCATCTTAGATATTTATCTTCTATATACCTTGTAATTAATTGTTAGTAATGAGTGATAGTGATTTTGCAATAGTTGGTGGTGGAAATGCTGGATATATATCTGCACTAATATTGAGAAATGCCTTTCCTTCAAAGAGTATAAAAATAATTCAATCTAAATCGGTTGGAATAATTGGTGTTGGTGAAAGTTCCTCAGAACAGTTTGATTCTTTTTGTGAATTTTGTAATATTGATACTTGCGATTTTATTTTAAAAACTAAAACTACCTTTAAGAATGGTGTTTATTTTAAGGATTGGTCTGATGAAGATTTTTTACATAGTATAAGTCCAGAGAGTGTATCTATTTCATTAAAGGGATTCTTTCCATATTTGCATAAAGCTGTTGCTAATAATAGACCAAATTATGAACTGAATCAATGTGGGCAATGGGAAAATAAAGTTCCTCTTTTATATTTTAATAATTTAAATCATACTCCAACAAAACAATTTCATTTTGATACATATCAATTAAATCTCTATTTAAAAGAAAGGTGTTTAAAGCAAGGTATTTTAATTGTAGAAGATGATATAGTTGATGTTGATATAGATTCATATACTGGTGATATAACTTCTGTTAATGGAACTCAAAAATATTATGCGAATTTTTTTATTGATTGTACTGGATTTTCTAGATTATTAGTAGAAAAAACTTTAGGTGTTAAATGGAAATCTTATTCTGAGTATCTACCACTTAATTCTGCAATTTCATTTGCTACTGATGAGATGGAAGAATATAATATGTACACAAAATCAACTGCTAGAGATTGTGGTTGGAGTTGGCAGATTCCAACTCAAGGTAGAACTGGTAATGGATATGTTTTTTGTGATAAATTTATTGATGATGATCAAGCACATCAAGAAATGGAAAGGGTATATGATAAAAAATTAGATATTGCTAAGACATTTAAATTTGATCCTGGTAGGATGGAGAAGGCATGGCATAAGAATTGTTATGCAGTAGGATTATCACAAAGTTTTGTTGAACCATTAGAAGCAACCGCTATGGGTAGTGTAGTTCAACAGATGTTTGCATTTATTCATTACTATCCTTCATATAGTATTGATGAATGTAATCAAGTTGTTAATGATATATTTGATAATATATTTGATTATGTGCAAGCACATTATCTTACAAAAAGAGAAGATACTCCATTTTGGAGAGATATAAAAAATAATCTTAATATTACCCCTTCTCTTCAAATATTATTAGATAAATGGAAAAGAAGATTTCCACAATCCAATGATATAAATGGTAAATGGAATATGTTTAGTGCAGTAAATTATATTCCAATACTATATGGTTTGAAATGGTTTGATATTGAAACTATATCTGAAGAATTTAAATATATTTCTCATATAAAGATGTTTGAATGGGAAGAAACGAAATATAAGTGTCTTTATATGGGGCATAAGAAGTTTATAGAAGAAGTTGTAAAATCAAATATCTAAATAGAAAAAAATATTAAGATTATGAAATGGAAGGAGATTATGAAAATCCCTGGTACTACAAAGGTACAGCTTTCACTACTGACGATATTGGCGATTTCTTCGGTTTCGTCTACAGGATTACTAATCTACAGTCGGGTAAACAATACATCGGAAGAAAATATTTCCAACAAAAACGTAAGCCTAGAGGTGGTAAGAGACGGGTTACATCTGAGAGTGACTGGAAAAGATACTATGGAAGCTCTGACCAGCTTAGTGCAGATCGAAAGTTACTTGGAAACGCAGCGTTCAAAAGAGAAATATTATCCCTCCATACCAGACTCGGAGATGTAAACTACGAGGAAACAAAACAATTATTTCTTAATAATGTGTTGCAAGAATCACTTGACAACGGAGAACCAGCATACTACAATAGCAACATCCTTGGAAGGTATATGAAAAAAGACTATGGATCTTTTGGAAAAAACATTAAAGAATAGTTACGATTATGCGATTCATCGTATGGATGTATTGTGTAAGTTAGGAACTATTGAAGATATAGAAGATGCAGATTCTATTCGACAAGAATTTAATGAATGGATTAAACCTACTGATGATGATCATGATATACTTTCTCTCGAATATTTTGGAGAAGGAAGTGATTTTGATAAATAAAAACTACTTGGATTAATAAAATGCAAAAAATAATCAATGTACTTGCTGTTGCGTCTGCTGCTGTATCTGTTGCCGTTGTTGGCCTTGGTGGGTATG